GGAAATCATGGACTTTCAGACCCCCGACATGTTGCCGGGATCAACTGATCATTTTATTGCTTGTGGATACTGGCATCAGGGTGTCGGAATTGTGCCGAATCCAGTACAAAGATATCAATCTCGCCAATCAGTCCATTCACATTTGCGCCTTTGAGACCGGCAAAAAGTCCAGAGATCGTGTAGTTTATATCGGGCATAAAACGATGTCTTTGCTATGGAAACTTTACGCCGAGAATGAGGACTCGGAAAATTACCTGATTTACAATAGCAAAACACCGCTCAACAAACCATTAGATCGGCATGATGTGGATCATTTGCTAAAACGATTGGGCGCAAAAGCTAACGTTGCTAATTGCGGTGCGCATCGATTTCGGCATACATTTGCTATTCAATATTTGCGGAATGGCGGTGACATCTATACACTAAAACGCCTGATCGGTCACTCATCGCTCAAAATGGTTCAGCGGTATTTGCAGTTAGCAGAATCCGACAGCCAGAAAGCCCATAAAAAAGCCTCGCCGGTTGATAACTGGATATAAATTGATCAGGCCCTTGTTTGCTCAGTGTAATAAGGAGCGCAAGGGTCTGATCAATTTAAGGAGGAAAATATGACAGAAACGCAGAATTTATTCTTCTGGGATTTCTTCGATGCCGGTCAGCCATGACAGGCGGGTTGCCATGATTGCGGTAATAACGGTTTTGATATCCGCTTCGGTGATCCCTTCCGGGACAGCGGTCTTGAAAAGGTCATCGCTGATCGCTAATCGGCTGACTTTGCGGATCATCATGCTGAGATCGGTCAGGATCAGGTTGACCGCAGATTTGGTCTGCGCCTTTTGCAGCGGATCACTGATTTCCGCATCGATGACACCCGGCTGACTCCAATAACCCGCCCAGTCGAGCAGTTCAATTTCGGTGGCACGCTGTAATTTGCCTGATTCAAAATATTGATAACGTTGTTCGTTGTTCATGGTTTCATGTTCTCCCTTGTATTTTTACATTAAATAGACTTCTCGGATTTGCATATAGTATGCGCCATTAACATTGGATTGATATTTGGTAAAACAAATTGTATATGATCCCGTTATAGCAGATATATCAACGCTAAGTGTAGATGGGGCAACAGCCGATGCTTTTATAAATTCTTGCTCACCATAAACCACATAACTCGTCAATAGGTTATTTGTTGTGACTTTGCTGATACTCGCGGGCATAAGACCGATTCGGCCATAGCCAGCACTTGAACTTGTTGTTCGCAAAGCCATTGTGCAAATTAATCTGGAATAATTAGTGACATCAATTGCACCGGTAGTACGAACAACTGCTGACATTTCCACAGTTCCTGCGGTTGATGAAAAATTCCCTGATAAATATGTGCCATCATTTTGCAGCAATGTGAGCCTGTAGCTTGCCCCGGCATTTGTTGTAATATCGAGCGTTCCATTCCACCCACCGGTAACCGCAGTGTAAGGATTTCCATCAGCAAATAAATATTGCCGGTTATCGCTCCAAACCTGTCGGGCAATATTGTTGACACCGGCGAAACCTCTGCGGATTCTCACCGCCTCGTTCGATATACCCGCCGGGAGCATGGTTACTTCTTGGGCCTTGTTATTGACACCTACCAAAATACGCATGGCAAACCTCAATACAAAAACGCAATAGTGCCGGTTGCTAAAGTGTCGCCCTCATTCAGTGTTCCGTCATCTGCTTGGATTATATAATTCGGTCTCACCTCAATCCCGCCGAGCGTTGGCAGATCGGTGATCAGACCGCTGTTATAGCCGATCGCGCTCAGTACCGCTAAGGCCCCCAAACCGAGATTGGCTCTGGCATTTTCTGCGGTCGTTGCCCCAGTCCCGCCATTGGCAACAGGCAGTGTGCCGGTGACATCGGTTGTCAGGGTGATGATCGATTTCAGAGCCAAAGCACCAAGGCTCAAAGCCGTCCTGATCCCCGCAGCGGTCGTTGCTCCCGTCCCGCCGTTGGCGATCGGCAAAACACCTGTTACATCTGATTCTAAAGCCACTGTATCTTTTGTCGCTAAATCGCCTAAAACAGATAGATCCGCTTTTGCGGAATACAGGTCTAAAATATTCGATACAAATAAATCAAAATCCAGTGCCGTAAAGTTTCTTGCCACAACGGTTTCCGCGTCCCAGGATTTCGCGGTTGTACCGCCGGAGCCACGGATCATACCGCTGACCACGTTCCCGGAAATGGTGTTGTAAATCACGACTTCTGCATTTTCGGAATTGCCGATTACCGCCAAGCCGGGAGCAGAAGTCAGCACAGATGCATTGACTAATGTCATGGAGGTCGCTGATGCCGTGATGGAGCTTGCAAGCGTTGTCTGCGGACTGTTATTCTTGCTTGGATACATTGAAGATAGTGCCATTTATTTTTCTCCTTTTTTTTAATAATTCCCGCCACCTCTGGATTGCACAAAACCCTGTACAAAAACAGAGGAGACTATATAAGCGTTGTCATTTGGTCTGATTTCGATGTCGATCCATGAATTTCGCGGAATTAAACCGTTGCTGTTTACTAACCACTGAGTAATGTCATCGTTAAATGATGTTGATGATATGATCGATGTGTTTTTCTTTTTACCGCCGACATAGATATCAAACCCCGTTGGATTTCCGCTTTCAAAGATACCGGGTGTGATTGAATGGGTATGATCAGGAACGGTTACAGTATGAGTATGGCTGCCAATATTAAATGTATGACTATGAGCAAACCCGGATTGACCTGACACATTACTTGTCACATTTATTGTCACGGAATGAGTATGCCGTAAGCTATTTCTTGGCAATGTATGATTATGACTATCAACTTCTACTCCATGCTTGTGCGATCCTTGGGAATCGGTATAACCGTAAGCATAATTATCACCATCAAATGTATGTCTGTGCCAGTAACCGTCTCCACCTGTTTGTGTCATCCCAGTACGCCCCGCAGTAATATAAGGTGTATGGGTATGCCCGCCCGCAGAATTACAAACAATATCTAAATCGGTCTGGTTTGTATAAGGTACTTGCACCCAATTTGCATCACCTGTTTGTACCGCTGTCCCAGTAAGATTCACATTGATCGTTCCACCGCCGGTAGTACTCTGTGACGTTGAACCAGAAGCAGACCCGCCCGATGATGTCTGTGTTGACCCACCGCCGGAAGACGTTGTTTGACTGTATGCTCTGAATTTTTTCAACTGCATCCGCAATAAAACTTTATTGATCTGCTTCATTTCGGACGGGAAATATAAAGACAGGATCATTCCCTTGCTCGGTGTGGCATTGGCATCCTTGGAATGCTGATATAACTGGGTCGCGCCCTGACTATAAACAGATTCAATTCTGACCCTGTCAGCCAGATCGGCAATAGTTTCCACTACATCGGTAACTTTTGTTGACAGATCAATACTGAGATTTCCCGCCTCGTCTAAAACCCTGACAGTCTTTGTAATATATGCAATCGTTCCGTCTTCAGTCAGCTTGCAGACTTTCCCAACCTCGGCGTTATCAATATCGACAGAAGTAATCGGATAAAGGTCAACAACGTTGAAATTTCTGGTCAGACCTGGCGTTTGCAGATTGTCCAAAACCGTTTGTGCATAGGCTTTCAGACTTTCAGCGGATTCAAAAGACCGATCTACTAAGACTTTCTCTTTAATCCCATACTGAGCAATTGCAGATGCAGAGGCGTTTAAATAAGGTACGCCGTTATTAACATCTTTGATCGTCAGTTGATTGACACCTTCACCGTAACCAAGCGGATAAATCCTCGTGCATACATCCGCGTAATCTTTCCCGGTACTGCTCCCAAGCAGATTCCGTCTGGCTCTCAGGTAGTATTCGGGCTTTGCGGTCTGATCGATTTTTTTGAGATTGATGCGCCACGGGTAACTCAGTGTATCAAAGGTCCATTTGTACGCATTTGTAAATTCTTTCGGAATGGAATACAGCGCATTCAGCAGATTCTCTTGCTCCCAATTATATTCATACTGATATTCAAAATCACATTCCCCAAGCACCCAGTTTTTGGTAATTTGTTTACTCAGTATATAGGAGATGACTTCGCGGGTTTTGATGCCCGTCCCGCCGTACTGTACCGCGCCAAACATCACATTATCGCACAGAGTGGCTATAGCGTGCTCACAGCTAACGGTTAAAATGCTCGTGTCGTTATCATCTAAAGTCGTATTAACGATACGGTATAATTGCCCATCCTCGCTGTATCGCACGAAATGAAAAGGCTGAATATAAGCGGTTTTGATGTCATCACTCGGTATGGAGAATGACAGAGTGTAAATATTATTGAGTTCTTGCGTCTCCGTAATATTGAAAGCATTCTGCAAAACTGCGGTTTTTTTGCGGTTAAGATCAAAAACATTGACAAAAGTTTGTGTCATAAATACCGCTCCGTGTAAAGAATGGATGCAGTCAGATTATTCCCGCCGGTGGCAGCTTGGATGCTGATATTAACAGTGTTGCGGTTTAAATTATCAAGCCAATCACCGGAATAAGTCTCAATTGCATTCTCACCATCAAGCAAAACGCTGTAATTCTCTGCATCAATGACCAACCGCTGACCGGGCGCAAGGCTTATAGCCACCGAGCCGACATATTCTGTCACTGATTCGACACCGGCAACTTCTGATACGACTTCGTAACCTTCTGCATATAGATTGTAAATTTTACCGCCCGACACATTCGCGGTGACCGTTTCAAAGCATTCAGCCTCGGTATTGATCTCAAAACCTGTTGCAGTACGGTTAGTAACCGTTTCCTGTGCATTGATTACTGGCCTGACAATTTGAGACAGATTTTGTTTACCCGAAAGAGTTTCTGCAAAAACAACAGACGGGATCATGAAATCGCCCTCGCCGATTGCTGATGCAGTCACTCTCTCGATTAATGTCGCGGTCCGCATTCTGACAGGAGTCATGACAGTTTCATTCGTGACTCTTTCATTTGCGTTGATATTCAGATAATGGTCAAAACCGACACCGATAACAGCATTGACCGTTTCATAAAAAGTCGCAACGGCCCAATTAACGTTGTACTCAGGCTTTAAGTTATACGGTGATCGGTTAAAACCATTAAGGTTATATTGGCTCATTGCTTATCCTTTTATATTAGTTCACGTTAAATTTCAAGTTCCCGCTGCGGAAACCGGCAGAAGAACCGCTGATCATGTTGAATGTCGATGACAGCGCAACGACCGCAAAATAATTGCCGTTGGATGCAGCATCGATGATCCCAATGTGGGTCAGTTCACCCCAGTTCGATGTTGACGTACTTGAAATGATATCGCCCTCATTACTAACTTGCATGGAGCCTGTACTTTGCGTTGCCGGTGAAGACATAGTCAGGCTGATTCTTGCATAGTTTCCACCAGAAAATTCAGAACCGCTCCCGGTCGGATCACCATTACACAGAGCCACATACGGGTTAAACCCGGACAAATTCACACCTCGCAATGTGTTCATGATGGCTGTGCGGTAATAGGTGGTAAGATTCCCGGACCAGATCCATTTTACGGAATTTACACGGAAAACAGGTGTAACCCCGGACTGAATGACCAAAGCGGTGTCTAACATGCCGTAAAGTAAAAGATTACCGCCGGAAAGTGCATCATAAAGCCCAATGTAGGTGACAGTCCCGGCATTCGCGGAGGCTTCAGCAAAACTGATCTGAGATGAATTCTGGATCATCAGTCCATTGCCGGATGCGACAGGTGCAGAGAATGTGACTGTCTGCCGTGCATAGCCGGTGTAACTGATTTCTGTTCCTTCCGTCCCGCTATCCCCAGGGTTTGACAAAAACAAAGCCAAATAAACCGCATTCGGCGCAGTGATGGACTGACCACGCATCAGGTTTAGCATTTGGCTCTCAAAATAATCGGTTGCGTACATATTTAGTAATTCTCCCTCTTATCGATCATTGATATTCGTATGTTTGTTGCTGTTGCATTGCCTGTATTGGTGATTACAATATATGTCGGTGCTTCAGCGGTACCTTTATAACTGACCGCATGGGTCAAATTCTCATCGAACGGTTTTGTTGTGGTTTCACCGTATGCAAACGGTTCTAACTCAAAACTCAATGTAAATCGATTCCCGATTTTCCGCAGAACTTCAAGCCCCGGTGCCTGATAAACCCGCCCGATATAATATTTATCAGGCTCGTTCCAAAAACGGATCTGGCTTTTTTTTGATAACACATAAGCCATTTCACGGGCATCATCACGTGTCCCGGCTCTGACGGTCACTGCAGTAAATTGGATCGGCCTGTCATCATAATACTTTGCGCCAAAATCATATGATCCGCTCCGTAAAGGGATCGTTACCTTTCTCGGTCGCAGTGATGGCATCAGCACATCTTGTGGCATCCCGTCATCAGCCAAAGAGATCCCGAACGTCTGATACATGTCAATATCATCGAACAGAAAAGATGATTTATTCAGCCAGTTTAGTTCCATCATTCCACCTTCCCGATGATCTGTGTGCCGTATTGGTCATATTCTGCAATACATCGATTCGCGCCAATAAATCGGTAGGGCAAACCATCACGGAATTTTACGTCCGGGAACACATAGAATTTTTCACCGTGATTGATGGTATAGGATCGCTCAATATTTTCCCAATCCCTCACCCATGCTGATGTGCAGACGATCTCGCAAATACCTTCTGGGATCAATTCTTTACCATTGGTTGGCTCAGTATGAGAGATGCTGTCATCAACTGACCGCATTGGCAGTGACATCGGATCGAAATGTGTGGTATAGCCGTTCCAAACCCTCCGCGCCTCAAAATGCAAATGCGGACCTGTGCTGTTGCCGGTTGACCCGGACAGCCCGATCAATTGTCCTTGTGTGACCTTTTCGCCGACTTTTACCAGAATTTCCGACAAATGCGCATATAACGTAGCATTGAAATCCGGGTGCTGAATGATCACGCATTTCCCGTAACCATAGTTATCCCAACCGGCAAAGCGGACAATACCTTCTGCCGAAGCTAATATTTCAGTGCCAAGCGGACAGCCGTAATCAATCCCGGTGTGAAATGTAGATGTATCAGTGCCCCCATAACACTGAGTGATAGGGTATAATCCGCGAAAAGGTTGCCGGTAATTCATCAGAAATTCGCCTTATCGGTCGGGTTATTGAGGATTCCAAAACCGATCAGGATCACGCCGACTGCGTCCACAACGGTTTTAAAAGTCCCTTCTTCAATGCCCCATTTTGCGGGCAAACCAAAAGCATTGAGGATCGTCCAGACCGCGCCGATGACAGAGACCCAGACCGCCCAGGATTTCCACCGTGGCTGCGGATCAATGATCAAATAATTCTCATTGACGATTTCTTCAATTTCTTTTTCTTTGATCGGTTCATTATTTTCCATTGTTTACTTCCTTTCGTAATGTTTCAAAATTCTCAGACAACATTTCAAGTTTTGTTTCCAGTTTGACCACCCGTTCGCTCAGTGTACGAAAGTCAGCGGTACTGGTCCTTATATCTTTTTGCATGTCGTGCATCATGGCCATTAGTTGATTCAATTGCACTTTGATTTCTGTCATTTCTTGACTTTCGCGGACCACATCTTTTTTGCTTGCGGAAATAAAATTCCGAATTGCCAGATACGCAGTGATGATTCCCAAAATGATGTTTAAAATTGTCTGATTATTCAACTTTCATTTCCTCCATTTAGAGCATCGCGCCTGACATACGCAAACGCTGATCCACCTTTACACCGAGTTCCGTTACCAAAGCATCGACTGTTAAAGCGTTGGATGTTACATAAATATTGATTCCACCGCTGACGGTCCGGCTGTTGTTGTAATTATTCATGATCTTGTCGGTCTGGTTGCCGTTAAGGATCGTTCCGGGAACTGACGGTACAAAAATTTCTGGTCTGTGTCCGGCATCGTCATTGACTCGGACTAACTGCCCAGCTCCAACAGGACCGCCATTGGCACGGCCCGGCAAATTATGAAAAAAGCCAGAATCTTGCCAACCGTAAAGGACATCTCTAATCCAACCAGTGAATTGTGATCCGAACCAACTGCCCATTGCTTTGACACCTTCCCAAAGTTGAATAACAAGATCTTTCCCGGCTTGAATAATTTGATCTTTATTTTCTACAAAATAATTCACCATTTTTGAAAGTAGTGTGCCCATTGCAATTAGCAAATGCTTTATAATTTCCGGCAGATTTTGGACAAGAGCCTTTAGCAAATCCAAACCCGTTTGCGCCATTTGAATTTTTGATTTTATAAGGAAATCAACGATGCCCATAATAATGTCAGGCAAAGCATCGATAACAGTTGGAAGAGACTGTAAAATACCTTGGGCAAGGCCGACTAATAATTCATGGGCTGCTCTCAACATTTGCGGAGCATTGTCAATGATTGTCTGCACAAGATTCAAAAGCAAATCAACAATTGCCGGAAGTAATTCTGGTAATCCATTTGCTAAACCTTCGGCTAATTGCAAAACCAGATCTATTCCGGCCTGCAAAATATTTGGAGCATTTGTAATGATAAAATCCAAAAGAGAATTAACTATATCTAATGCAATAGGGGCGAGAAGATCAATATTTGTAGTTATTGCATCTACTATAGTTTGTAAAATCTGCCTACCGCTTTCGACCAACGCGGGCAAATTACTGACAATCGCATTGAAAAGCATCGTAATGATCGGAATCGCTGCAGACAGAATTAATGGTAAATATTTATTGATCCCGTCCAAAAGGGATTTAATAATTTTTCCACCGAATTCCAAAATGCCGGGCAGAAAGCTGATTAATTTCTCGCTTAATTGAGATAAAATATTTTCGAAACCACCATTCAAATCGTTAAAATCGATACCGCCAAGTAATTTTTTTAATTCTTCCGCAGCATCACCTACTTTATTGATAATGCTGTCAAAAACACTCATTATCGCAGGATTACTCAGTAATTTATTCAGTAAATCATAAATTTTAGCTTGGACAGGTAATAATTTTGCTCCAAGTTCTCCTTGCAGTTCCTCAATTCTTGCACGTAATTTTTGCGTCTGGACTGTCGCTGAATCAGATTCACGCGCAAATTGCCCGGCTTGATGGCTTGATTGCTCAACCATTAAGGTATATCTTGCAATCGCTTTTGCAGAATCATTTACTTCATCAGTCGATTCAGCCAAACCCATAGATACTGCTTTTTCTTTAACGGCTGCTTCGGTAAGGACGATACCATACTTACGTACATTTCGCGATGTCCCGGCAAGCA